CTGGTATTAGAGCATTCAGGGAAACTAGTTAAAAACATCAATGTAACCGTAGATAGTCCATTCGAGAAGTTCTTAAAAGCTGAACAAATAGACGCAGAGGATATACTTGACGCAGAAAGCGAGGAAGTTGCAGAAATAATAGAAACGCTTCCAGAAAGAAATCCAGAAAACGACAAACCTAGAAAAAGAGAAATAAAAGAAAAGAAAGCTGTCGAAAGAATAAAAGAGGGCAAACCACCGTCTAGGCAAAAGACAAGAGAGGATAGAGCTAGCAGGTATGCACTACTACAACGAGCAAAGAAAGTTGGCTTAGATCCATTGCCGTCACGCCGTCCTACTAATAATGAAAGAAGAAAATGGCTCGAGAAATTGTCAGAGCTAGAAAAACAAAGTGACTAAAGAACACGAATTTAAACAGAAGTGGTTTGATTATATGAAGTATAAACCACACGAGGGACAAAGAAAATTACACTTTCCCGATAAACCTGACGCATCTTATTTTGTAAATATCTGTGGTAGAAGATATGGGAAAACTACTGCAGCTTTTAGAGAGGCAGAGTTCTATGCAGCTCAACCAAATAAAAAAATATGGCTAGTAGGATTATCTTATAAAAAATCAAGATTAATGTTTAGAGAAATATGGAAAGATATGGTTGCAGGTAAAGCAAACGATATTGATAGAGCATCTGAAAAAGAACAGTATATAAAATTTAAATGGGGTACAACAGTAGAGGGTATGTCTTGCGAAAATCCAGATTCTTTAGTTGGAGAGGGAGTAGATCTATTAATTATAGACGAAGCAGCTAAAATGCCAAGAAGAATATGGGATATGTATTTATCTCCTACGCTAGTAGATAGAAAAGGTAAAGCGATATTCATTACAACACCAGAGGGTTTTAATTGGGTTTACGATTTATACTTATTAGGACAAACTGATCCAAAATGGTATTCACATCAATCTCCTAGTTGGGAAAATCAATACGCATTTCCAGACGGTAAAAAAGATTCTTTTATACAAGAGCGTAAAAGAAATATGTCCAAAGAGTTATTTGATCAAGAGTTTGCTGCTAAGTTTACCTCTATGGAGGGTAGAGTGTATCCGTTTGATAGGGAAAAAGATATGGGAGATATTCCTTATCAAGCAAATCTTCCAACTTTCTGCTCTATGGACTTTGGTTTTCGTATGCCCTCTGTATTATGGTTTCAAACATATCAAGAAAATGGTAATTGGCATATCAACATTATTGATGAAATAATTCACGAAAGAAATATACCGACAGATAAACTCGCAGAAAAAATAAAAGAAAAACCTTATCCTGTAATTACTTATTATGGAGATCCAGCAGGTAGTTTTGTACAAGGACAATCAGGTATGGGAGATATACATATTTTTCGCAGACACGGTATTTTTGTAGAATATCGTATGGATAGACTATCCAGAGATATACAAGCAGGTGTGAGTTATTGTAGAGGTTTTTTTGAAAATGCAGAGGGATTGAGAAGAATAAAAGTAGATAAAAAATGTGTAGGAATAGCAGAAGATTTTGAGGGATATAGATTTCCAGAAGCTAAAGAGGGTAAAGGAATATCGAACAATCCAATCAAAGACGGATACTTCGAACACGGCTGCGATGCTTTTAGATATTTTATATTGAATAGATTTCCAATTAGAAGTAACTTCATTGGAAGAATATCACGATAAAAAGGAATACCTTAATGGTTTTAACTGCTAAAGAAATTATACAAGACTCATTGACAAACTTCAAAGAAGAGCAAGCAAAAGCACGAAGAGAAGAAGTAAGAAAATTTTTAGATTATTATTCTGGATCACTAACAGATCAATATATCGAGGGATATTTTAAGTCAGACGCATTTCAAGAAATACCTCACTACAATACAAACATAGTTAAAAAGTTTGTAAATCGTATGTCAAAAATTTATACGATTGGAGCAAAAAGAAATGTTAATGATAAATATAATCAGCTTACATCTGTAAAAAATGCTCGTATGAAACAAATGGAGCGTATGACTAGATTGTTAGGAACTACTGCAACTTATGTAATGTACGATGAAGAGCTACAAAGATTTGAGTATCGTCCAATTTATTATTTCGAGCCATACTTTGGAGATAATCCATATAGGCCTGAAGCTATTGTGTATCCTATGATGCACGGACACGCAGATTTATCTGATACAAATGATTTAATGTATGCTTATTGGGATAAAGAAATTCATATTAAGTTTGATGACAATGGTAATGTTTTAGAAGAAATACAGCACAATCTTGGTGTACTGCCTTTTGTTTTCACGCACAGAGAAGAACAACTAGATTCTTTCTTTGTTGAGGGTGCTTCAGATTTAGTATCTGCAAATGAACATATCAATATTACAATGACTGAAATGCAATTAGGTTTGAGATTCCAAATGTTTGGACAACCAGTTGTAACTGGACTTATATCAGATAACGCCAATGTAAGAGCAGGATCAGATGAAATTCTTACTTTGCCAGAGGGAAGTAATTACAACATTGTTTCTCCAGAGGGTAATGTTTTAGATGTTATAGAAAATATTAAATGGCAAATAGAACTTGTTGCTTTAAATAATCATTTGTTTGTTACTTTTGCACAATCAGGTGGAGAAGTACCAAGTGGTATCTCATTGATGATTAAAGACTTAGAGCGACACGAAGATTTTATTGATGATAAAGAATTGTATCGTCAATATGAAAATGATTTTTATAAAGTAGAATATGCTTTATCTCAAATGAATAGCTTAGGACTACCTGAGATTTCTCAATTTAAAGTTGATTTCTCTGAAGTAGAATATCCTATGACAACTCCAGATAAGATTATGTTAAATGAATATAAATTAAAACATAACTTAACCACACAAGCACAATTATTAGCAGAAGAAAATAAAGATTTGAGTATTGAAGATGCTGCGAGGGTTATTGAAGATAATATGCAAATCAATCAACCAATGATAGTAGCAGATGAAAATACAGACAAAGGGTAATATAAATTTTCACAAATTGACTGAAGAAGAGCTAAAAAGTATGCTTGCCTTTCTTATGAACGAGTGCGCAGATTCTGCTCAAAGAAGAATTATAGAGGGGTTTGAAAAAGAAATGGATATTAACGGATTAGCTTTTGAAAAAAACGCAGATCTTTATGATCAGTTCTTTAAAAAAGGAGATAAAATAATGACTGAAACTGGAAAGCTAAAAAATAGTATAGATAAAGTTTTAGCTTCTAAGTCTGATAAAAGCTCTAAAGTTGGAAGTGATGTCAGTTACGGAGAGGATCACTTTGAAGAAAGATTGTTAAGAGGAACATTTACACCTGCACGACTTTGGTTTTTTACTACAGATAATTTAGGTGGAGAAACTGATACATTTTTAAAACAATATGCAGATGTATTAAAAGCTCTGAGAAAAGCAGCACAAAGTACATATATACCATTTTTTTTAAAGAAACTTAAAACTTCTATGCGTATCTTATAGTATGAAAGAATTAGTAAAAGAGATTTATCGTATGGTAGTAGAAATGCGAAAGATCTCACAGGCAAACAACGATCTGCTTGGATTTATCTGTAAGCAGATTGCACCTAATAAAAAAATTATCGAAAAAGATATTAGCACCGAAGAAATGCTAATAATATCTATGGAAATGTCAGAAATATTTGAAAAGTATGATGTGATGCCTGATGAATACGGTTTATCATAATTGTAATTGTCATTAATATAAATCATATTTAACTTAACACATAAATATAATCCACTTAAGGAGTAAAAATGTCTGAAGAAACACAGAATACAGCTGTAGAGGAAGCTGTTAAAGATCCTCAAGTCAGTCAAGACGAAAAAAAGACAGAACAAGCTGTTCCATATTATCGTTTTCAGGAGCTAGTAAAAGAACGAAATGACCTAAAAAGCAAAGTAGATCAGATAGCAACTGCACAGGAAGAACAGCGTAAAAAGACTTTAGAAGAGCAGGGCGAATACAAAGCTCTCTTAGTTGAAGAACAAAATAAGAATAAAGATTTACAATCTAAGTTTAACGAGATTAATGAATCTTTTTCTAATTATGTTAATCAAGAAAGAGATTCTCTTCTGAGTAAAATTCCTGAAACGAAAAGAGAAAAATTTAAGAAGGTAGATGATTTATCTCTTTTGCGTGACATAGCATCAGAATTTGATTCAAAGTCTGGTGTAAATGTAGGACAAGTTGAAAATCAAGTGTCTGTTAGTAAGTTTAAAGGAAATCCTTTTAACGAATTAACTGATCAAAAAAGTCGAAGAGGATCGCATAAAGACTTAATAAGTCATTACCTTAAAAAAAAATAATCATTTTTAAGGAGAGTAAATAAAATGGCAAATGCAAATGTAACAAAAACAACAGCTGCTAATTTTATACCAGAGATGTGGAGAGATGCTATTCTTGATTACGCTGAAAGAAAATTTCAGTTAAGAAATCAAGTATCAGACTTTTCATCTATGTTATCAAATGGTGGCGATATTCTTAACATACCAAAAGTTAAAGAAGAAACAGCAGCAGAAAAAGGATCTGGAGCTAGTAATCCAGTTGAATATTCTGCACAAACTGACGGAGTAGTTCAGTTAAATGTAAATCAGCACTTCTACGAAGCTAAAAGAATCGAGGACATCGTAAGAGTTCAAGAATCTGCAGATCTATTTAATGCGTACGCACAATCAATGGGTTATGCTTTAGCTAAGAAAGTAGAGAGCTTTCTTGCAACAACTATCAAAGGTGCTTCTGCTAATAATGTAGGACTAACAGCAGACGACACAATGACTGCTGCACATTTCAGAACTGGACTAGAAAAACTTCTAGACGGTGGACACGATTACGCAGACGGATCTTTCTATATGTATGCTTCCCCTAAATCATATATGTCTATGTTGGCTTTAGGAGAGTTTACTGAAGCTCAAAAACGAGGAGATGATCAAAATCCTTTAGCTACTGGTAGAATTATTTCTGCTTACGGCTTACCTCTATACGCAAGTACAGATTGGGACGAGGGTGGAACTTCAACCTCAGAAACTGCATCTATCTTTAGTAGAGATTCAGTTTACTTTGCACAACAAATTTCACCAAGAGTTCAAAGTGCTTATGACATTGATCACTTGGCTACATCTGTTGTAGCTGATGTACTATTTGGAGCTGTGTTAGCACAAGCTGCAAATAACGCAGAAGCTGGAATTGTTAATTTCGTAAATGTAGACTAATAGTTTATTGGGGAGTTGAAATACACTCCCCTAAACTAAAAGGAGATAGATTAATATGGCTAATTTTACATCAACTCATACTGGAGCAAAAGTAGACTCATCTGTAACTAAAGTAGATTCAAGTGGAGTCACACAAGCAGACTTAACAAAATTAAATAATGTTACAGCTACTGCTTCTGAGTTAAATCAATTAGACGACAAAACAGTCGGTGGTACAAACAATGACGATATAGTTGATGTTTCATCATCGCAGAGTTTAAATAATAAGACACTTGAGGGTGGAACTTATACATAATTTTTAGGAGAATAATATGGCTAATACAGTCCAAATTAAAAGACATAGTAGTAATACCAACACAACACCACCAGGTAGTTTAGCTAGTGGAGAGTTAGCATTAAATCAGGCAGATAAAAAATTATATGTTGGTAGACATAACAATAGTAGCGTTGAAGTATTTCACTTACCTACATTGCAAGATCTTACCTACGGTAACGGATTAAGTGGTACAGTATCTTCAGGTACTGACGACAATTCTGTATCATTAGCTTTAGATGTAACTGATTCTAATGTGTTTGCTACAACTAGTGCAAAAGGATTAGCTTCTTTTTCAAGCGACAACTTTGCAGTAAATAGTGGAGTAGTAACCATTAAAACTGGTGGTGTCGTAACTGCAGAGATTGCAGCTGATGCTATTACTGGTGCTAAGATTGCAGATGATGCAGTTGATAGTGAACACTTTGCTGCTGGTAGTATTGATACAGAACACATTGCAGACGATCAAGTAACTGCTGCTAAAATTGTAGATAACATTGCTTTAGCTGGTAATTGTAGCTCAACTGGTAACTTTACTGTTGGTGGAAACTTAGTAGTTCAAGGAGATACTACTACTTTAAACACAGCTACATTAACAGTTGAAGATAAAGAAGTTATTATTGCAAGTGGAGCTGCAGATTCAGCAGCAGCTGACGGTGCAGGTATTAAAGTAGCAGGAGCAGACGCTTCTATTCTTTACGATCATACTGGCACTCAATGGGAATTTAATAAACCTATTGAAGCACAGCAGGGATTTGCAAATACCACTTTTGACGGTGGAACTTACTAAGTTAGGAGCAGCTAATGTCAAATACTATTAAGATTAAGAGAGGTACTAACCTCTCTAATGCAGGTACACCTGCAGCAGGAGAACTAATATATAAAAGCGATACTAACCAACTATTTGTTGGCGACGGATCTACTGCAGCTACTGGGCTAAGTCCAATAGGTGGTAGTGCATCTGGAGATATTGAGGGGGTAACTGCTGGTAATGGATTAACTGGTGGTGGTACATCTGGTACAGTAGATTTAAACATAGGAGCTGGTACTGGTATTGATGTAGCAGCAGATGCAATATCTGTTGATGTTTCTGATTTTATGGCTAATGGAGCTAACAACAGAGTTCTTACTGCTACTGGCACAGACGCATTTAGAGGAGAGGGAAATCTTACTTTTGACGGTAGCACTTTAGCAGTAACTGGAGCAATAACTGCA